CCGGGGTTCATCGCCCTTGCTCCACTTCCAGCCATCTATTGCAGTAGTCGCGCATCTTCTCAATCTCACTGATCAGATCGTCCTTCTTGCCCATGCGCCGGTTGTACTTGCCGATTGAGAACCGCATTGCACCCCGGAACTCTTCGGGCGTGAACGTGCGGGCCGCTTCGTCTATCCAGTCCTCGCCAGCTGTGTCCTGGTAGCGGGCTTGCTTGGCCTCAGAATGCACACCCGCCACGTCTTCGGGGTTGTAGGCTGGTTGCTTAGCCTCCTCTTTTGCCGCTTCGCCAGCAAGTACACACATATAGCACTGCTCGTGTGCTGAATACCGGCAACCGTGGAAGACGCACACGCCGCCAAAGTCGTGCGGGCTTTGCCAAACGGGGTTAATTTTCTTTTCAACTTCGCGCCAAGCCTCATCTTCTTGAGGCGACGAAAAACGGATTCTCTGGGCACGGTTCTGCCCCGCTCATTTCAGACGCAAGGATCTCATCTTCGGCGGCGTGCCAAGCTGTGACTTGAGTCTTGATGTTAGGGCGCTGACGTTGCGCTGCCCTTTGGATAATAAGCTCTTCGCGGGCGGCTTGCCATTGGGCGCGGGTGAAGGTTTTTGGTAAACTGCAAGGCTCACTACTGTAATCTGCCTCTGCCTCTCCATCTTTCAAAAAGATATGCTTAAAGCTGTAGGTTCCACCCCACTCGCTCACATTTTCTGCTAACCACTTCAAATCTGCGTGCATCTTAGTAGCGCTCCCATGCTCTTTTGAGTTGATCTTTCAGGCTCTGAATTTCCAGATCCTTCGGGCAGGCTGGCATTGCGTCAACTAGGTTTTTTCGGATGTTGTCGTACTCCGCAGTGGTCATGGTGATCAGTACAGAAATCCCGCTGTGCCCCGATACCATAACGGCGGTCTCGTCTACCCTGTCAAATTCGCCACCTAAGATGCCTTTTATCAATTCACCCGCCTGATGCGAAACATTGGCGTCTGTGTCTGTGTCCAGGTGTGGGGCAATTTCACAGTGCAGTATATGTACGGCCTCTTTTATAGCCTTTGAAGAATCATTCCTAAACCTTTGCATCATCTCTGCGTATTTCTCTTCAAGGTTCATGCTTATCTCTCCGTTGTTAATCGACATCCGAATAGTGTGCTAAAACTACCCGGATGTGAAAGACTTTGTTGGACTAAGCCGCCGTGTGTTATAGCGTCTGGTTATATCAGAAACGGTACGTCGTCGAAGTCATCAACGGGTGCGGCGTTGATCCGCCGGTCGCTGTCGGTGCCTGTTGCCGTCTGCGTTGGCGCTGCCTTCGCGCTGTCGTCCTTCTTGCCGATCAGGTCCACGCTATTGCAGCGCAGCTTCAGATACGTCTTACCACTCGTTGCCTCAAAAGTTGATAGCTCTCCGGACACTGCTACCTGCTGACCCTTGACTAGATACCCAGGCAGCGCGCTTTCTGCCTGCTTTCCCCATAGAGCGCAGTCCAGCCAGATAGTTTGCGCCTTGTCGCCAAAGCCTGCCTTTGCCGCTACGCTGAAGTTGCAGACTGTTGTGGTGTTGACCTGTTTCACTTCGGCGTCTTGGCCCAGGTTTCCTGTTACTGTGAAAACATTCATTACATTTCCTCGCTTTCGTCGTCTGAGTTGTTGATCTCAACTGGTGCCGCTTCTTCTAGCTGTGACAGTTGCTCTGCTGTTAGTTGCCCTGTTTTCTGACACTGCGCGATCACCTGCTGAAGCGTCATTTCTCCGGCCTGCATCTTCTTGCCCATCACTGGCAGAGCTTTCCCGAACTTGTCTGCTGGGTAGACTTCCTCCTTCACCGTTAGCATCGGGATATGGGTCGGCTTGCGGGTAGCTCTGTTCTCAGCCACGATAAACGTCATGCCCCTGTCAGGGATGTCAGACAGTGCCCGAATACGGATGCCGCCGACTGGTTTGCCTGCCCACTTAACCTCTGGGTCAACATAAACCTGGACGTACTTGCCGATCCAATTCGAGCTGTCACGCCGCCATGCCTCAACGAGCATGCGCAACATACCCTTGCTGGGCTTCCATGGTTTGCCATGATCGCCTTCAAAGTGAACCCAGATTGGTTGCTCGGAGCCCGGCTCCTTTACGGTTACGCTGGTGATCTTCAGGATTGGTTCAACGCCTACGATGTCCAGCGTGTTTAATTGATCGGACTTGGCTTCGATTGCGAACGATACATCACTCATTAGTAAATCCCTCCGTCTTCTAGTGCGTTTTCAATTTGCGCCAACCGATACCCTGGCAGGCTAATAATCTCCGGCGCATCACACGGCAGCGACGGCCACACTCCGGACGCCTCGCACTCTGCAAAGGTTGCCAGCGCTTCCTGATACTTGCGTCGGCCCTCGTTCAGCGTCGTGTCACATGGCCGGTACAGCTTGTGGCCGTGCGGCATGGTTTCTTCTACAGCGGCGAACTCGAACTGTGCTTCCTCGCCTGTCGCCCACTCGAAGGCGTCAACGTATAGCGCGGCTGATAAATCGTAACCGTAGTTGTCAATTGCACGGCTAAAGGGATCCGGTCGGGCGTCTTGAGTCTTTTTGACATCGACTATGGTGCCGTCATTCAACAGCAGATCATAGCGTACGCGGATCAATACCTGGGTGTCGGGGTCGCGCACAAACAAGGACAGCTCTCGCCAGCCTTCGCCGTTTAGGCGGCTGCGCATGAGCGGGTTAGATAGTACGGCCTCCTGCATTCCAATCACGTTGTCAGCTTCGCCGGCAGTCAGCACAACTTCTGTGCCATGCGTCTTTACGGCCTGCTTGTATTCACTGGCGCGTCGGTCTTTTACTTCACGCAATAGCACGTAATCAGCGGCGAATCTGTCAGGCTCTAATAGTGCTGTGTGAATTGCGGTACCCAAAGTCATTGCACGGCTTGGCTCTTTTGCTGCCTGGAATTTAAATGGGCAGGGCTGCGCAGTACGGCTTTTAATCCTGTGCTGCTAATGCCTTCGGGGTGGCTGTGGTATACGTCGTTTGGCATATTGGCGATGAAGCACGGCGGTGTGATCTCCATGCCTTCTGTGTATTCGATTGGGGTGATGTTCATTTCTCTCTCCTTTATTGACGTTATGCACCGAACTATATAGACTGTATTGCATAACGTCAACACTAGGAGCGAAAATTTGTGGACATGCTAGATCAGATAAAGAAACGGTTAGAAGGAAAGAACCTTTCAGAAGTAGCCAGGCGCGCAGATATGGCTTATGGCACTGTGCATTCGCTGGCAACCGGGAAGAGTGACGACATTTTCGTAAGCACTCATCAGCGGTTGTCAAAGGTTCTGGACGGCTTGGAGGTCGACAAGTGAAACTACGCCCTTATCAAGAAGACCTAATCGACAAGACGCGGCAGGCTTTACGCCGAAACAAGCGCGTATTAATGCAAGCCCCAACCGGGGCAGGCAAGACAGCCATTACCGTCTACATGATGAGCCGAGCTGCGGATGCCGGGAAGACAAGTGTTATGGCTGTACACCAAAACGAGCTATTGACGCAGACCAGCAAGGCCCTATGGGCTGGCAAATTGGAACACGGCATGATTGCCAGCGGGCGGACTCGCAGTTACTTGGCCGCTCAAGTTGCCAGTGTGCAGACCTGGGTGCGGCGCATGGGTCAATACTCGGAGCCTGACCTGATTATCATTGATGAGTGCCACCGCAGCGCGGCCAGCACTTACCAAAAGATTCTTGAGGAATACCCAAACGCCATGGTTATAGGCTTGACCGCTACCCCATCACGCACAGATGGAAAGGGGCTTGACGGAACCTATCAGGAGTTGGTTCAAGGGCCAACAATACGCCAGTTAATCGACGCGGGCTATCTGTGCGATTATGAGATATTCGCGCCTCCCTCGTCGCTTGATCTGTCAGAAGTCAAAACCAAGATGGGCGACTACGATAAGAAACAACTGGAGCATGAGGTAGATAAGCCGACGATTACGGGCGACGCGGTTGATACATACAAGAAACATGCCAGTGGAAAGCGGTCAGCTGTCATGTGCGTTTCGATTCGGCATGCTGAGCACGTTAGAGATAGTTATCTTGCTGCCGGTATTCCCGCTGAAATGCTTGAAGGAAAGATGACCAACAAAGAGCGAGAGGCGGTTATTGATCGCTTTAGGTCTGGTGAAACACTGATCGTTACAGCCGTCCAACTTCTAATAGAAGGCTTAGACCTGCCCGCGATTGAAGTTATACAGTGGCTCAGGCCAACCCAGTCTTTGATTGTTTATTTGCAGGGTAATGGGCGCGGGTTCCGTGTTTCTGAGGGTAAAGAGAAACTCACTATCCTTGACCAGGTGGCCAATTATAAGAGGCACGGACTACCCGACGACGACCGAGAATGGACGCTAGAAGGCCGCAAGAAAGGCAAAAAGCGCAAGCCAGACGAAGAGGCAGACGTTAGCATTCAGCAGTGCAAACACTGCTTCCACATCTTCCGGCCTGGTGTAGCTGTATGTCCGTCTTGCGGTAAGCCGGTAGAAGTGCGGCAGAAAGCAGAGATCGAAGTGGTTGACGGCGAGCTAGAACGAATCGACGTAACCGCACTACGCAAGCAGGCTAAGCAGGAACAAGGCGCGGCTAGGGATTTGGTTGATCTGGTGAAGCTGGGGCAGCGCCGGGGGATGAAGAATGCGGCTGCCTGGGGTGCCCATGTTTTTGCAAGTAGGGCCGGGCGCAAGGCTACACCGGCTGATTTCGCCAATGCAAAGAGGGTGGCACGATGAATGATAGAGATCTTATAGACCGGCTAGTTTCCAGGATTGAGGCTCTGGAGTCTTTTGTTTTTAGAGAGAGCGACCATTCTTTTGAAGATGAAATAATAGAAAAAGAGACGAAAAGACCGGGGCTATCTGAGGATCAATACCTTCAGGTAAAGAACGAAAGGGGAGGGACTATAAACTTCAGGGCTCCAACTCTGGGCCGCGTTGTTTGCTCAGTTTCCCTAAAAACTAAAGACAAGACTGCCGCAAGATTTATACGAAACAATATAATACTAGCTCTTGGGGATGCTCCAAAAAACATAGATGCAGAAAAGGTTAAGGCCGTATCTAAGGGAGTAGTCGAGAGCCACTACACGCCGGCAAAGGACATCTTCTAATGAACCCAGAAACAAAAATACAAAACATGATTTTAGTTAAATTATCTGAGGCAGGGTGTCTTGTTTTAGGAATGAACCGGTGCCGGCTGGGTTGGTAGAATACTGCA